CGGCCTGGAATGACGCCTGCCAGTTTGCCTGGGTCTGCGCATCCTGCTGCTGCTGATAGGCGAACTGCTGATTGAATTGGTCCAGTTTCGCCTGGTATTCTTTCTCCCACTGGGCGTCGGAAACACCGGCGCGTTCCTTCTGGTACGCCATCTGTGCCTCGAATTGTTCCCGCTGGGCGTTGTAGTTCTTCTCCCAGTTCTGCTGTGCGAGAGCATCCTGCTGCTGCTGGTATCCAAACTGTTCCCGCCGGAAAGCGGCGTCCTCCGCTCCCTGCTGCTTCTGCCAGTCAAACTGCCCCTGCTGGAAGTTCTGCTGCCATGCGGTATCCTCTCGGCCTGCGTTGTACTGCTTTTCAGACATCTGCCGCTGCCATGCGTTCTGCGCTTCCTGCGCGGCAAACTGTTTCTCCCAGCGCTCGTCCTCTTTGGCCTGCTGGTCGTACTGGGCCATCCGGCTCTGGTAATCAGCGATCAGCTCACTCTGGATGTCGTTCTGTGCGTCGATCTTCTGCTTGTTGATGTTCGCCAGGTTGGCGTTGTTGTAGGAAGACCGGCCCATGCCACGGCTCGTCGCCTGCCGGTCCGCTTCCGCCCGGGCCTTGTCATAGGCCTCGTCGCTCTTCCGCTGCTTGTTCCCGTAGGAGTAGTCAAGGCTCTGCCAGGTCTTGGTAGCGTAGTCCTGCCGGTCTACATCCGCCTTGTTCTGTGCCTGTTTCTGCTTGGTGTAGTCCTGCTGCCAGTCCGTCTGCCTCTCCTGTACCGGAGGCGGAGCCGTTTCGGTAACGACTTTGTTCTTCAGACCGCCCCGGTCATCCGGGTTCGTTCCGAGGTTCTTCGTGGAAGTTGTGGTTTTCTTCGCCGTTGTGGTTTTCTTTGTGGCCGTTTTCGTGGTTGCTGCCTTTTTCTCTGCCATGTTCTGCCCACCTTTCTGTATTAAAAAGTCCCGGGACTGGTTTGTCCCGGGATGTCTATGTCAAAGCGATTACTCGCTGAAAACTCGCATTCATTTTAAGGCATCAAATTACGTTAATTTAAGCCGTTCAGTTTTAAGAAGCACAATCGTCTATAGTCACGCCACGCATGGGTAGAATTGCCGATTTTGCCCGTTTATATTTAAATAGGAAGAAAGCCTGCCGACAGACAAGCCAGCAGGCCGTTTTGTTACCCGTTCCCTTCCGCTCCCTCGGGAGGTTTGACTTCAGGCAATCCCGCCAGCGCCAGCAGGACTGCGCTCACAAAACCGAAGGCCCCGGCGGACAGAGCCGCCAGCCAGTTCACGTCTCCCAGAACCACTGCCCCGGTGCCGATGTAAGCCAGCGCCGCTTCAGCGAAAGTCCGGATCGCCCGGATCAACGCAGCCTTTGCCCATGCTTTCCAATCCATATTATTCCTCCTTTATCTCTGCGGCGGGGTACGTCTTCTTCAGCGCCTCCGCCTGTTCTTTGGTCAGGTGCGGAATGCTCACCGCGTAATACTTCACCGGTTCCGGTTCTGCCCTTTCCAGCGCGTCCCAGGTCAGCGGACCGACCACGCCGTCCGCAGCAAGTCCCTTCGATTTCTGGAAGGCTTTCACCGCCGCTTCCGTCTTCGCTCCGAATTTCCCGTCCGCGCCGTAGCTTCCCAGGTCGTATCCAAGGCTGATCAGGATCGACTGGCAGTACTTCACGTCCTCGCCGGAAGATCCCCTGCGGATGGTAGGCCGCCAGTCCGGCACCGGGATCGCACCGTTCAGTCCCTTCGGGATCGCGTAGTGCGTCCACCCCTTGTCCGTGGACCTGGCCGTCTTCACTTCTCCGCTGCAATGAATAATCAGTCCGCCGCCGACGCCCATGCCGGTATGCTCCATGACAGTGGAATTGGGATTCTTCTGAAACACGCAGCACACGACGTCCTCCGGCATATCCCGGATCAGTCCTTTCGCCAGCCAGTTGCTCTCGTTGTTCCATTGGCTCGTCGCCCCGGCTCCCTGCAGGCTGATGCCCACCTGGGCCAGCAGCCAGCGGGTGAAGCCGCGACAGTCAAAAAAGCGAACGTTCGTGTTTGGAAAATACTTGCACCCAGCGCAGCTCCCCTTCGTCCCGTTCAGCACCTGGCATTTCTTCTGGATCTGCTGCCGCTCTCCTTCCGGGCAGCTGGACCGCTGCGCGTAGCTCTGCCGGTTTCCAGGTGTGCAGTACTGCCCGTACCCGCCCCAGACATACGGCCATCCCATGCAGGCTTCCGCAGCCTTCACGACGATCTCCGCTTTGGTCAGTCCCTGTTTCTGCCAGCTGGCAATGAGATCCGCCACAGTTGCAGCACTGTTCATTCAATCACCCCGCGTGCAGGTCGGTCATCTGGGTCTCCAGCTTGATGACCCTTCCCTCCAGATTGTTGTGCGCTCCCACTTTTTTTTCGAGCTGCTGCAGCCGGTAGTCCATCAGCGCCGTCTGCTTCCGATTGCTCACGTAAACCCCGAGGAAGGAAAGAAGCGCCGTGACCGCCGACGCTGCGAATGCGATCCATTCCATTTAGGTTTCCTCCTCAACAAGCGTAACTGCCAGCTCCGGCGTGTCACCGCTTTCGTCAATTGTGATAACGTAATCCGCCGGTGTTTCACCGGTGCCTCTCAGAGCGATTGCGTCCTCGCTGATCCTGCTGTTCAGAATGTCCAGCACGTCCAGTCCAAACTTCGCCGAGATGGCGACAAGCTTCGGCGCTCTCTCCCAATAAAGTGTGTTCGTCGGATTCGCTCCCGTGGGCGGATCATCGAAAGCGCACCACACGTCACCCTGGTAACCGACTACGTCCCCCGCAAGGTACTGCGTATTTGGGTCGTAGTTTCCTTTAAGAGTCATAAGTCCACCTTCTTTCTTTTAATAGAAAAAGACCAACCTCCCGGTCAGTCTTCCCACCATCTTTTTGTTTCCTTCTTGTGATGGTCCAGCAGGGCCACCGCCGTAACCAGTGATCCCGCAATGGCTCCGATAATAATGCAGATCACAAACGTCCATTCCCAGATCATCCCGGTTTCCTCCTGTCATCGTCGTTTGCGGAAACGAGTGCCACCAGCACCACTCCGACGCATCCGCCGAAGATCATGGCGAAAACAAGGCTCCACCATGGCACCATAAAACCGCCTCCCTTCAAGACGTCAATTGGTCACTTTACACGGGAATCATGTAAGTGACGGAATATCCTTAAATGATATGAAGTCAATCCCTTTGCTAACTCCATACGAAACAAGGTAATCCAACAATGCAATGTTCGCCGTAGCATCTGCCCCTGCCAACGCATTGTCATGGAACCACGGCATCAGCAAGAGATTGTTATCATACGCATAGTCCACAACGGTCTTGATCGTATTTTCTGTCTGCGATGATACAAACAGCGACCACCTGTGCAATTCATACATATTCGACCTCGGACCGTTGCATTGTGAGTACACAACACCTTGCGAATACCCGGCAGCACACACTCCATAATACGATCCTGCAATAACCGATTTTTCCAGATCATACGCATGGTTTGGATAGATAATGCCAACCGGATTCCGTCCACATTTCCCGTAGATAAATGCTTCCTGCTCGTCAAGGAAAGTACGCAAGCCCTTGTTTGTATAGCCTGTGTAAGAACTTCCACCGTGTGTAGCAATCTCGCAACCATAGTCTTCCAGCATTTCGTTAACGAGTGCTGTCTGCGATGCAACTCCAAGCACATAACTTGTTGACATCAAACCCATTGTCAAAGGAATATTCTTGTTATAGGTTTCCTTGTATCCCTTGAAAATCGGAATCGTTGTGTTTGCCAGATCAGAAGCACCATCATCGCATGAAATAGCAATATACGGTTTTTTCAGTACACCAAGGGGACGCTTTGCGACAAGATTAAATATATTTCTATCCGGCAAATAATTGAACAGTTTGGATTCCAATGCATCAATCTTATTTGGTGTAGTATCATGCCATTCTGTTCCGTAGAAGATTTTTACTTTTGAATAATCGCATGAGCTGCTGGATGTTGCCATATAGCAGATCAGATATACGTCTGTAGCACCTGTTGTGATCGTCACAGTAAGTCCCGTATTTCCACCCGGTGACATTACATTCTGAACCCAATAGTCATTTTTCTGCGGAACAGATGTAAACGTACAAATCTGACATCTGTTGCCGTCTTCCTTTTTCATGGTAACAACACTATTGGGTTCCACTTGCATTATAATTGAATACACACCATTGGATGTTGTTATCTGACCGGAACCGTCCGTCTTTGGAATCAGATTCGTTGTGTTTGGATTGCTTGCATCGAATAGATTAACTGTCCCCGGTTCAGTAATGGCAAGGACTTCTTTTACATCGTCTACCTCGCCACTAATCCCACCGATTTGTTCCTGCAAATCTGCTGTTTTTTTGTACAAAATTACATCCATCTTTTACGCCACCTCCTGCACCGCACTGATCGTCTGTGCAAGCGTAGTCAGGTTAGTTGTGATCGTTATATACTTGCCGTTTGCAAGCGTTCTTGTTTCCGTCACAGTATCTGTTCCCCACACGAACGTATCCGTCCTTACCGTTTCGCTATTAGCAGTATGAACAATACTTGTAGGGTTCCCGTTGCTGTCCATTGTGACCATTGTGCTTGTCCCCGGCATCTCGCTTCGGAGCAGATTTTCTTCCAGCACATTGGCGTTTATTGCTCCATTTAACGTAGAAACCTCTTCCGCCGATTTGTCCGCGCTCCACACCTTATCGGTGTCTCCATCGCCGGCTGTATCGTCGATGATGTCGGTGCCTTCGCCGTCCAGGATCTGCGCGGAAGTCGTGCCGGCAGCGTCGGTCACCGTCAGCGTGGTCACGTTGCCGCTCTTGCTGACGGTCGCCCTGGGAGAGAATCCGTCAGCGCCCGGGGCACCATCCTGGCCCGGGGCTCCGTCGCTACCCGCTGGCCCCGCCGGACCCGTTTCGCCAGCGGGACCGCGCTCCCCGCGCTCCCCGGTTTCGCCTTTCTCGCCCGCCGGGATTCCGAAGGAAACTTTCATCGTCTGGCTGTCGAACTCCGCCGTCGCGCTGGATCCGGCCGGCAGCGTCTCCGCTTCCGCGCTGATCTCGCCGAACGTGTCCTGGATCGTCTGCGGGATCGCCGTCAGCGCCTCACCGGCCCGCGTCAGGAAATCGTCCAGCGGCTCCGGCACTTCGCCTGTCGGCACAATGCTCCGGTCAATCACGGTCTTGAACACGAACGACCGGACCGCCTTGCCGTTCTCGCTGAAGGCCAGCTGGCCCTCGCCCCGGCCGTCATAGACCAGGTCGCTGTCGTAGATGTCCCAGTACACCAGGTCACCGTCCCGGACTACCACAGCCGGATACGCCGCGCCCTCCGGCGGCTGCACCGTCAGCGCCGCCAGTGCTGAAGGATATTCGTCGAATACCTTCTTGCAGTCGAAAATGACCCGGGTGTGTTCGTTCTCACCGACGAACCCGATCCGGACCACCGCGGACTGCAGGTCCCCCAACCGATACGTCACGGTTCTCAAAGTCTCTCACCTCTCTATTTTATTTGTCGATCAGGTACTCGTTCAGGTCGTTCATCGCCTTCTGCAGCTTGTCGGTCGAATTGCCGTTGATCTCGTGGCTCATGATCGCCAGGAGCGCCTTGCAGATCACCTTGTTCCCCGCCTCCAGCGTGTCGATCCTCTCCGTGTTGTCTTTCAGGCTCGCGTCAACGCCCCTGCGCCATTCTGCCTCACTCATTGCCGGACTGCTCCAATCTCTGAAAACCTTGATCGTGTTGCCTAACAGGACGATAAACGCCATGATCGCCAGCAGGACGATCACGAAGTCCCGGACCTGTGTCAGCGTCAGTTTGTCCACTGCCATCAATCCTCCTCCGCGGTCATCACGCCGCCGTACTGCTTTATGATCCCATCAGCAACGCCTTTTCCGACGTGCCGGATGGTAACTGTATAAAACGTCTGCTTCCCGTCGTTCAGGGCGGCCCAGGATGCCGGCCCGACGATGCCGTCGACCTTCAGGCCATGATCCGCCTGGAACGCCCGCACGGCCCCTTCTGTGCCAGATCCGAAGATCCCGTCCGCGCCGCTCCTTCCGACGTCATATCCCTGCTGGATCAGCTTTGTCTGCGCCAGGGTGACGTATTGTCCGCGGCTCCCCTTCCGGATCGTCGGGAAGGAAGGCACCGGCACCGGCGCCGTCCCGTCAATGCCCTTCGGAACGGCGTAGTGCGTCCATCCGCGGTCATATGTGTGCCCGCGTTTGACCTCGACGCTGCAGTGGATAATCTCGTCCCCAAGGGCCAGCCCGGTGTGCTCCATTGTCTTATGGTCATCCGGGTTTTGCTGGAACACGCAGCAGATTTTATCCTTCGGCATATCGCGGATCAGACCGCGCTCCGTCCAGTTGCTCGCTGTGTTGTACTGGCTCGTTGCCCCGCCGCCCTGGATCGTTATCCCGACGCGCTGAATGGTTGACCGCGTGAACCATCTGCAATCGTTCAGCTTTGTGCCTTTGTATTTGCATCCGTCGCAGTTCGTCTGCGATCCGTTCAGGATGAGGCAGCGCTTTCGGATCAGTTCCCTGTCTCCGTCTGAGATCTTGGCCCTGCCCATGCACGTTTTTCTTGCGCTGACTGTGCAGTCCTGGCCGGACGATCCCCACGCATAAGGCCATCCCATGCAAGCCTCCGCCGAAAGCCAGACGATTTCCGCTTTGCTCTTCCCTTCAGCTTTCCAGCGGTCCACCATTTCGTCGACCTGTTTCGCGCTGTTCATTCCTCCCACCACCTTTTGTGATGTTCTCCGGGTTCATGATCCAGAAACCACACAGCGGTCACCAGGGCGCCAACTATGGCCCCGATGACCGCCGCGATGATAAAAGTCCATTCAGGCATGATCAGCCCTCCGCGTCCGCCTTCAGCACCCGCGCCAGGCTGGTTCCGTTGTTCAGGTTCCGCGCCAGGTGCATGCCCATCATCCGGAGCGTCGCGTCGTTGTTCGGGTGTACGTTCCCGTCATCGCAGAAGTCCGGATAATAGTAGGAAATGTTCAGATCTTCCCAGTCCACGAAAATGAAGTGCTCCCGCACCGCCAGCCTGTGCAGCATCAGGTCACAGTCCGCGATGGAATAGCCGTCTTCCTGGCTGTCTTCCCCGCCGTAATACTTGACGGTGAACACGTCCTGATAGGACCATCCCTCCCGCTGATCCGAAGGCGGAGCGCCCACCAGGATCAGCGTCGCGTTCGGGTTGCTGGTCTTCATGTAGGCCAGCAGCTCCAGAACCGCGCCGACGATGGATCCGTCTCCGGCCGTGCTGGTCAGGTCGCCCAGCGGATACCCCGGCTTGGTGGTATTGTTCTGCCCCATGTCCGGCCGGTTCACTTCCGTCAGGATGTAGTCGTACGGCGCCAGGTCGATGCTCTTGATCTTGTTCAGGATGTTGCCCTCGCCGTTGTCGTAGAGCAGGCCCGTACCGCCCAGCAGGATGTGCAGGACGTTCTTTTCCTCAATGCCAAGCTCAATCGCAACGTTGCCGTACGGGGAGTTCGGGAAGGATGCCCTGTGGTCCTGTTTCGCCACGCCGGTTCCGTCATCAATGTACACCAGGCCCGTCATGAACGAACTGCCGACGGACAGCATGTGCGATTCAGGGTTGACCGATCCGGAGGAAATGTCCGTCAGTCCCTCTTCCTGCGGAGGCAGGAGGATGAACTGGAACTCGACCTTGACGTTGTCCACGGGATTGTAGTGCCGCACCTGCAGGCCCACCGTGATGCCGACGATGTCTTCCGGGACTTCAATAAACGCGTCCTCCTGGAAGTAATGCCGGACGACGTCATCGCTTTCCAGTTTCCAGTGAATGATCACGTTAATACCGCTGTTCGCGCCCTGGATGAAGTGCACCATGTATTTCCGTCCAGGAACGATTTCCGCCGGCGTCGGATCCTCATAGCTGCACAGGAAGTTGTACCCGGTGCCGCTCTCCCGCTGGCCGTTCACGGTGCAGACGTTTCCGTCCCAGGTGAACGTGAACCCCGTCGGGCTTGTGTTCCTGTGCGGCAGCGGCTTCGATACGTCCGTTGCCGTCAGGTCGAGATCCTGCACCCGGCTCTGGCCCCTGAAGGAAACGCCGTCCTGATCCGTGTGGACGATCAGCCACGCGGCGTCCTCCGGTGCGGTGATCAGCTTGTTGTTGCCGGTCGCGCCGGACCCGGACCGATCCAGGATGTTTCCTTCATCGTCAATGAAACCCCACAGCCGCGCCTGGCTTCCGCCGTGCCCGTTGATGGTGAACACGTCGCCCTCAACGCACGGAATCCGGCCGCAGCCGTAGGAATATCCGACAGCCGTATCACCGGTGTACTGCGGCACGCCGTCCACCATCGTCACCGGGATTGTCAGATCGTCCAGCTTGATGTACTTCATCGGCTCGATCGTGATCGGTTCCGTCCCCGTCAGCTGGCCGGTGTATTTCCTCGCCAGCTTGTCCATGTTGTCATACGCCACGCCGTTGACAACCTGCCTGGAATTTGTAGGCATCTCTTCCACCTCCGTCAATCTTTCGGCGGGTATTCCCCGTCATATGCCGCCGTCCATACCATTTCATAATCGTTCCCGGAGATCTGCTGCATCTCCATCGTGACGGCGCCCGCGTATTCCGTCGCCTCCTGCGCGGTGATATATCCTGTGACGATCCTGTTCACGTCCGAAGCAACGCTCATGCTCACTCCTCCTCCGGCCATGTGACCACGATCTCGTAGTCATCCCCGTCAATCAGGTTTGCGTATACGCTGTATCCGGCGATCTCCTCCGCTGCGGCCTCCGCGTCCGCGATGACCGCGTTCAGCGCCGCCACGTCCGGCACCGTTCCGCCCGGATCCACCACGGAATCGCTCGTGACGTTCACAACCGTCCCGTCAATGATCCGCACCGTGCTGGACACGCCGCCGCCCGTCAGTTTGATCGCCAGCGTGAAGTTCCCTTCCACCGCGTAGCATCCCTGCGGCAGCGTGACGTACGCTGTGTTCCCGCTGGCCGTGCCGGTGATGGTGATGGTCACGCCGTCCGCCCGGATGAAATACCCCGTCACGGTGTAACTGCCCAGGTTCTCCGGTTTCCCGTCGCGGAAGGCCCGCACGCCGAACCGGTTCGCGCTCTTGTCGCCCTCGCCGATCTGATGGTTCATGAACGACCGGAACACCGTCCCGCCCGTCAGCTCCACATCCACAAAATCCCCGTGGTAAATTGCCATTCAGCTCACCCCGCTCATGTGCTTGTCGTTATCTTGTACCAGCTGCTGAAGTTGCTCCCGCCGTCGCTGGACAGCCGGTAATACAGCCTGCCGCTTGATCCCATGCCGATCTGGAAAATATTGTTGGACGTCGCCGTGATCCGCAGGACCATCAGCCCGTATACCGTTTCCGGCGGCGTGTGGCTGTACGTTCTGCCGGTGTAAAGCCCGTAGAACCCGATGCCAACGACGCTGTTCAGATCCGTGTTGTCCGCCAGCCATCCGCGCCGCATCAGGCCCGTTTCATTCAGCACCCGCCCCTGGTTCGCCGCCAGCGCAAGCACCGTGCTCGTGCTGTCCAGGCTGTCCACGCATTCCGTCGGCCGTTTCGCCTCCGGGTCCGCGTATTCCGGGATGATGTCCCGCACTTGGTTGACGATCCCGATCTGGACGTCGTCCGCCAATTTGTCCGCTCCGATGCTCTTCGCCTGGACGCTGTAGCCGGTGACCGTCCCGCGCCCCTTGTCCTGGACGTTGCTCAGCTTCAGGGACACGACCTTCTTCCGGATCGCGTCAAACTCCAGCTCCGTGACCTCCAGGGAGACGTTCAGGCCGATCTCATCGTTCTCCGCCTTCACCTTGTCGTACAGGATGACCTGCTCAAGCCCCTTCAGCTCCGCGTATTCCGCGGTATCCCCGATCATCTCGAAGTCCACCGTCACCTCGTTGGCCACCTGGTCCGCGTGGTCGACGCTGTACCGCTCGCCGGCCTTCGTCCGCATCTCCGTGTACAGGTCCGCCAGCGTCCAGACCGCCGTGCCTTCGTCGTCCTTCGGCTTTCCGACCTGTCCGGAGACCGTCAGCCGTTCCATCCGGATGATCGGGTAGCTGCTGATCAGCGGGCTGTCCACGTAGACCTCCGGCAGCAGCAGCTCCGCGCCGCTTTCGTCCTTTGCCACCGGGATCACCCGGTTCACCAGGCTGTCGCTCTTCCGGGCCCAGTTCGCGCCCAGCATGTTTTTCCGGTATTTCAGCCGGAACCCCCTGTCCGTCTCCGTCTTCTGCATGACGAACAGATCCCAGTTATCCCGCCGGAACGCCGCGTTGAACTTGCTGACAACGCCCTTGTCCGGATCCAGCAGGCAGTAGATGCCCGTTTTCCCCTTGATGCTGTCCGTGTATGTCCCGTTCCCGTCCGCCGCCAGGTTGGTGGCGATCGTCCCGGGGTACGGAATCATCAGCGCCTCCGTGATCTTGCCGATGGCCATCGCCGGCGTCGCCTGGGTGATCACAACGTCCTTCACCAGGATCCCGTTCAGGTCGTAGCTGATGTGCTGCGCCGTGACGCTGACGGTGTGCCCTTTCGTGTCCACCGTGGCGTTCGTGATCCGCATCAGCTGCGTGGTGATGTGCCGCGGCTGCGTCTCGCTGGGGCTCAGGTGCCTGCTGTAGGTCAGATAGGTCGCCTTCACGTATCCGATGACGCCGTACGGTGTCGACATCTTGTACCAGCCGCTCCCCGCGTCCTCCATGAAGTACAGTTCCGTCCCCGCCGGCAGCGTCGCCACCACGGCGGATCCGCTCGTCATGTTCGGGATCTCCTTCCACCAGGCGCACATGTTCGGGCTCATGTACAGGAAAGCGCTCGTCGGATCCATGTACGTGCACTGATAGTTGTGCCCCAGGAAGGAGCACTTCCCGCCGACCGCGAAGCTCGTCCCGGGTGTCCACTGGGTGTAGCTGATGGCCGTCGGCTCGCTGGTGCCCTCCCGCATCTCAACCTTGGTGTTTGTAACGTAGACGTCCGCCTCGTACCCGCTGAAGGCGTTTTCAATGATTTCCTCCGGAACCGGCGTGCGGATCACCGCCCCTGGCACCAGGTGCTGCCATTTCCCGTCAGGATCGATCGGGTGCGTCATTGTGAATTCGTAGCTGCCCCCGGCGACCTGCTTCACCCGCGCCTCTGTCGGCGTCAGCACGGCGTTCCCGTTGCTGTCGAAGTTCGTGTTCGTCGGATCGTATACGCAAATCACAGGAACCGCTCCCTCTTCTCTATCTCAATCTTTGACGCCCCGGTGAATGTCACCGCGTTGTCCCCGGGCACAAGCACCGGGAACTCGCCGCTGCTCTTCTGGGTGACCGTTGCCGTCCTGTCATCGTTCCAGACTTCCATCGTCTCGCTGTCGATCCAGATCACGCTGCCGCCCGTCAGCCCGGTGACAGTGATCGTCCCGAGCGTGACGGTCTTGTTGCTTCCGCTGCCGGCCACCGTGACCTTCCACATCGGCCTGGCGTCCACGTCGCCACGGTTCCGGACGACAGTACCCGTCGTGGTGACAGTCACCGGCGTGTCAAAAAGCAGTTCCTTCAGCGGCTGGCAGTAGAACTGCACCTCCCCGGACCATACGTCCAGGTGGTTGCTGATCCGGTTCAGCGTGACCGCCCCGATGATCCTGGCCTTCTGCTTCCGGTCCGGCTCCCCGTGGAAGGTGACGTATCCGGCGCCCCGCAGCCACTGGTAGATCTCCCGCACCCGGAACCCGCCGATCACCTGGATCGTCGCCGTCTGGATGTAACTGTTGAAGATGTTTTCTCCCTCAATCTCCGTCACGTCGCCGGCCCGCCCGGGGATCTCAATGTGCCGCACGCGCTCCTGCGCCCGCACGATCGGGACAGGTCTCCGCAGCGTGACGCCCTTGCTCCGGCAGTCCGCGCCGTTCCAGATGAAATAACTCTCCCGCATGTTTTCACCTCAGTTTACGGGCTTCCGAACCCGCTCGCCTTGCGCTTCCGTATTTTTTCGATGGCCGCCTCCAGCGCCCCCGCGTCGTACGCGCCGTTCCCGCCCAGGTTCTCGATGTACAGGTTGCTGGAAAGCGTCAGTCCGCCGACAGCCTCCGCGACCGCCGCGGCAACCTCTCCGGGCATCTTTTCCGCCGCGGATACGAAGGCTTCCGTGCTTTCCTTGTTGCTTTCCTTGTTGTCCTTTGTCGTTTCGTCCTGGGTTGTCAGCATCTTTTCGTACGCGTTCGTGACGGTTTCCATCAGCGCGACCATCCGCCCGACGTCCATGTTCTCGTCGCCGTTCCACAGCCGGTTCAGTTCGTCCCACGCGTTGTATCCGGACGAATACTGCCCGTTCAGCATGTTCGCCAGTTTCGCCTTTTCCAGGTCGCTCCGGCTGTTCATGCCCATCAGCATGCTTTGAATCCCGCCGAAGTCCTGGTTCTGCCCCCAGCCGATCTCCAGCGCTTCCGCTGCCTGCCGGAGCCACATGGCTTCCATGCTCTCGCTGGTTCCGGCAGCCTGAAGCCTCCGCGCCTTCTCCTGTGCAGACTGCCCGTAGATGTGGTTCTGTGCCAGGATCGGAACCCCGAGCCCGAGCCCGACCGTCGCAGCAAACGGAACCCCGCCTGCGCCGATCGCGTTCACAAGCCATTTCCCGGCCCCTGCCGCTCCTGACGCCGTGCTGCCTCCAGCGCTCGCGCCTGCCGCGGATGCTGCCCCGCCGGCGCCGCCCAGCAGTCCGAGTTTCTTGAACCCATCCAGCATCTGCCCGAAGCTGGCGGCGATCTCGACGATCTTCAGCCCGGCAAACGCCGTACCGATCACGCCGAGCGCCGTGACCACGGTGTCCTTGTTATCGACAAGCCACTCAAGTAGGCTCTTGATGTTGTCCGCGTTGTCCGACCAGAACTGGTTTTTCAGCTGCTGGATCTCGTTCTCCATCTCCTTGATGGCGTCGTCTCCCTTTGCCAGGTTGTCGACCTGTTCGTCCGTCAGGACGGTCTGCTCATCGAGCATCTTTTCGTACGCGTCCCGGCCGGTCTTGAACAGCGGGATCAGCTCGTGCCAGCTCCTGCCGAAGATCTTCGTGGCAGCCGCTTCCTTGTCGAACTCGTCGCCCAGGTTCAGCAGCGCCTCGCCGACCTCCCAGAAGAGATCGTCCGCGCTCTTCCCGTTCAGGCTGAGCCCCAGCATCTCCTCGATGGACTTGACGCCGCCTTCCGTGGTCGCGGCCTTCTTCATCCGGTTCATCGCCCCGGCGATGGTCTCCGCGTCCGCCTCAACCCGGTGCGCGACCTTGTCCATCTGCTGTAGCTGAGCCAAGCTGTATCCGGTCTTGTCGCTGAGGGTCTTCAGGTCATCCGCCCATTCCGCGCTGTCCTTGAAACTTCCAAGGATCCGCTTGCCGAAGTTGATCGCCGCCCTGGCGCCGGCTTCCAGTTTGCTTGTGACTTTGCCGACGCCGTCCGCGAAGTTCTGCCAGGCTTCCGACTTGCTGATCTTCTCGACGTTCGTGTTCAGGGCTTCGGTCTGCCCCGCCGCGCCCGCTGCGCCGTTCTCGACCTCCTGCAGGTTGGCCTTCATGTCCATCAGCTTTGTCGCCGCGGTGTAGACCTTCCCCTGCATGTCCTGGAACTGTTTGGAGGCTTCGGAAACGCCGTTGTCCTTCATGGCCTTCAGCGCGTTCTCCGCCTGTTTGACAACCTCTGCCTGCGCCTTGATCTGTTCCTTCAGCAGCTCGACCCTGTTCTTCAGGACAAGCTCCTCGTTCCCGTTCAGCTGCAGCTGCGATTCGTTCAGTTCCAGCGCCGCGGTCAGCGTTTTGACGGACGCTTCCGCGTCGCTCATGCTCCGCTTGAAGTCTGAAAGCCCGGAAACGCCCATCTTGACGTTTACGCCGGTCGCCATCGGTCCTTACCCCCTCCGGATGCCATGCTGCTGGTCATCGTAATTCCGTTTATAGATAAACAGGTCCATGACCGCTCCCGGCCGCATCCGGTTGATTTCATCAAGCCGCAGCCCGGCGATCAGTCCCCAGCTGACCACCGCCAGGTATGTCAGCTTTCCCTCTCTTTTTTTTTGTTCATCTGCTCAAGGGTGACGTCCACCGGCGCTCCGCTCTCTTCCTTTGTGTCCGGGATCTCCGATGCCATGCCCTCGTTCATCGCCTCAATGCAGGCGCCCATGCCCTCCGTGATCTGCCAGGGCTTCAGGGCCCGCATAACCCACTTGTCCGTCAGGTTCGCCTCCTGGCCGGCTTCCTCCAGCCCGCCGTTCCCCAGGATCCGGATCAGCCTGGCAACTGCCTGCAGGTGCTCCGGCGTCCCGTAGAGGCTCGTGTCGTCGTCCTTTTCCCTGTTCCGTCCGAACAGGATGTACTGCAGGTCGCCCAGGGGAGCGATCTCCTCCTGCAGCAGCTTCATCTCGTAAACCGTGTACACGAGCGGGATCTCCCGCCCCTTCAGCGTGATACTCGCCATTATCAAGCACTCCTTTTCAACGCAAAAAGCAGGAGGCGCCCCGCGCAGGAGCGCCCCCGTCTGTCATCAGGTGGAAGAGGTGGAAGAGATTCCGGCCTTGCCGTTGACGTACGCGATCGCGTCCGCCATCGTGGCGAAAGTCTTGTGGGTCGCGAAATCCAGTTTGCCAGTGCTGCCCAGCTTGACGCCGGCGCCGATGCCGTTCAGGGTGGGAGTCCGCCACTCGATGGACTCTTCCTTCGTCCGGGTCTCTTCGTTGTTCAGGCCGAATTTCAGCTTGTAGAACCACCAGCCCTCGTAGGAGTCTCCGACGACGCCGTCGGTGCCGGTCGTCCGCATCACGCGCACGTAGCCGAAGCCGACGTCCGGGCTCGCGTTGTCGCTGATGGTGTATTCGCCGGTCTGCGCGGTCTCGCCCAGCACATAGGCGCGTACATCGTCCTTCAGGCCCGTGGCCTCAAAGTCCAGCGTGTAGCCAAGGATCCCGTTGTCGCTGTCCAGTTCCACGTCGTCGCCGTAGAACCTGCCGCTGGCACGGTTCCACGCAAGCGCGGCCGCCCTGGCTTCGCAGAGCACCTTGCCGGTATCGTAGCTGATGGAAGTGCCCGGGGTGTAGGTCTGCACCGTGGCAGCCACCGGGTGAACCATTCCGACATTCGCATTCATGTTTAAGTTCCTCCGTTT